ATGAACTACTCGAAAGACGGTGTGACGGTGGCCGCAATGTTCGATTCAGCCCATCCGAAAAAGTCCGGGAAGTGCTCCGTAAAAATCCGTGTTACCTACAATCGAGTGCGTCACTATTATCCGACCGGGAAAGATTTGATGCCGGCGGAGTGGGACGCCCTGCCAACAACAAAAGCCCGTGCACTTGTGGAGATACGCAAGGACATCGAAAGCAGCTACCAGATAGTGCGGGCGGCTGTTGAGGACTTATTAATGCGCGGTATCTTTTCATTGGAAAATCTTAACAATCGACTAAAACGAGCTGGTGGCGATACGCTTAATATTGCTTTTGAGGGTAAAATAGCCGAAATGAAAGCACAGGAACGCATCGGGAATATGATGGCCTATCGGGTTGTTATGAGGGGGATAGAACGATTTGCCGGACCTCGTGTTCCTTTGTCGGGTGTTTCGGTGGATTGGATTCGCCGTTACGAAAAGTTCCTGCTTAAAGAGGGTAAAAGCCGTACTACCGTCGGAATACATATGCGACATATACGGGCAATACTCAACGACATGAAGCGGTGCGGAAAGATTTTAGAGGCGCAATACCCATTCGGCCGGGGGCGGTATGAGATACAAGCCGGAGAAGGGCGTAAACTGGCCCTTACGCTGGAGCAAATAGGACAGATTGCCAACTATGAGGATGGAACCGAGGCAACGGCCAAATACCGCGATTATTGGCTGTTCCTCTACTTGTGCAACGGGATCAACGTTGCCGATTTCGTAAAGTTGAGGTATCGGGACATCGTGAACGGTGAAATATGCTTTGTCCGGCAAAAGACCGAGCGGACGACCAAGACCCGCAAGGAAATACGGGTCGTTGTCACGGCGCGGATGCAGGCGATCATCGATCGCTGGGGCAACCCCTCCCGGCCCGACAGCTTCATTTTTCCGATCCTCGACGGACAGGAGGATGCAATGCGGCGGAAGCATAAAACGATGTATTTCACCCGTGCGATCAATCGTCGCATGAAAGAGATAGGCGAAAGGCTGGGTATTGGCAATATCTCGACCTATACTGCCCGGCATTCGTTCGCCACGGTGTTGAAGCGGGCAGGAACCAATATTGCCTATATCTCGGAAAGTCTTGGGCACCAAGATTTGAGAACGACCGAAAATTACCTGGCCAGCTTCGAGAGGGAGGAACGGCAGAAGAATGCGGAATTATTAACGAAATTTTAGTGATATGACTGTACAACAGTATTATGAATCGTTGCCTATCTGCTCGGGCAATACCCCGGGAAACGTGATGTTTAGTGTTTATAACGACATCGACAATTTAGGCAGTCTTACGCGGTGGTTCGATTTACCCGACGATGAAGCGTATAAGAAAGCCCCGAATTTGAAATTCCAAAGGACCGGATACCCCGACGCATTCGCGGGGTATCCGTGTATTGCCGTCCTGTTTTTCGGAAATAGGGCGGGCGATGATCCATTTATCAGAGAGCACCGGGCAACGTTCCGGCGAATGTATTTAGACGGCTATGCACAAGGGGAGGCGGAGGGCATGCAGTTTTTGGACCGGATGGCCGCATACGGTACACAATCCATTGCAGACCGACGGGCGGGGCTGCTAAAAATGTTCGGAAAATGCCGGGCAAAATATAGAAATACGGCCATATTCAACGCGTCACTTTTGCCCAAAATGGGACACTATGCGGGTTATATGTTTACAATCGCCGACGCGTTGGTGGAAATGGCTCTACTTATCAAACCGGGGAATAAGGCCGGACGTAAAAAGGCCGATATATCTAAGATAATAACCGGAGATAGTGCGGCTGTGATTAGTCGTGTACGGGCCGCAATTAATGCGGCATCGGGGGATAAAGCGCAGGCGGTCGTGGATGAGATACGCCAAATGCAGCGCGACGGGCTGATAATCGGCGGCAGTTTGGACAAAAAGGTAAAGGCGTTATATGATTTTTTAAAAGCCGATATGGTAGATATGCCCGCATATCAACACGTTGTCGAAGAATTAAATTTGCAGTGTAAATTGTAAACTAATTAGAATTATCGTGAAACAAAATCGGGAGACAGTAAAACAGAAGATGTCGGACATCCTGCTGGACGTATCTTGGGCCAAAATATCGGAAAAGTACTTCGGGAAATCGCGGTCTTGGCTCTATCACAAAATGAATGGCATGAATAACGGGAAACCGGATGACTTCGACGAAGCGGAGAAAGAAATATTGCGCAGCGCCCTGCTTGACCTATCCCAAAGAATATGCAGATGCGCCGAAAGCATCTGATGATTCATGTATTATCATTACATGAAAGGAATGTCTTAAAAGGCATTCCTTTTTTTTTGTCCTGCTCCAAAATGTATCCGAAATCCATATATTGTAAGTCGCTGAAAGTCAGAGTTTCGAGATGTGAATAAATGTGAATAAATAATTTAATCACAAGAAATGATTACGACATTTCCCACCTTTGCAATGTAGTCCGAAATAGTCCGGACGCAACATTTTTTTAACAATTAAAATTATTCTTGTAATGACACAAGAGACAGTAAAGGCGGGCGCAAACAAAATCATTTTGACGACCCGCGAAGAATTGGAGGGGTGCATTTACGCAGCGGTGCGCACCATTATCCCGGAGCTGGCGAACTATAAAGCCCCGGCGGAGGAAGCGGCGGACGCACTAACGCTCGAAGCTGCGATTAATTTCTTGGAGGGGCTGGGATACCCTACTACGCCCAGTAATCTGTATAATTTGGCCTATTATAGGCGGATTCCGTATAAGAAAGTGCGGCGGCGTCTGTTGTTCAGCCGCAAAGAGTTAACGGTATGGGTTCAGAACCAAATCGAGGACCCGGCCAAACGTCACCGCGAAGCCGCCGAGGCTATCGCCGAAAGTGCCAACCGTAAATAACCGCCGGGCCTTATGATGCAGATAGAGCAAGCCCCCGGCACTCGGAGCGAGCACGCAGGGGCAAATAACGGCAACGGCAAATATACGCAATCCGGAAACGATGTGCAAATTTCATTCGGCTATCATCAACGACGGGTGTATAATTTCCTGTTGCAGGGCGGGCGCCATTCGGTAGCGGATATTTCCGCGGCGTTGAGGTTGTCCGATCCCCGGGCCCTTATTCGGGATTTACGGCACAAGGGTGTCGCAATCTTCGACGAATGGGTAAAGGCCGAGCACGGCGGCCGTTTCAAACGGTATTTCATCCGAAAGGAGGTGCGCGATGAATAAGCGTAATAGCTTTGTTTTCTACCGTTCCTTTCGGGCTGCGATGGAGGGGCTTTTACCCAGCGAATACCAGATGTTTATGAATGCGATAGTACTGTATGGACTTGATCGTACATTGCCGGATTTGCCGCCTGATCTATCCCGTATTTTCTATGATTATTGTTACCCTCAACTTGAGGCGGATTGGGTTAAATGGGAGCGTAGGCAAGCCCGGAAAGGAGGTGCCCGATGAGCCGCGATACAATGGTCTATTACCGTTCATTCCGTGAATCTTTACGCGAATTGCCGCCGGACTTGTACAAGGTCGTATCGGAGACGATATTCGATTACGCCTTTGAAGGCATTGCGCCTGGTCCGGATAGCAATGCGGTTGCAAAAGCGTTGTTTATTGCGATCAAGCCCGTAATTGATAATGCGCACAACCGATACGATGCTTGTGTAGAGAATGGACGAAAAGGCGGAGCACCTAAAGGAAGCCGAAACAACCCAAGCGGAAAGGCGAACGAACCTAACCAAAGACCTAACCAGTACCCTAACCAAGAACCTAACCTTTATAAGGATAAGGATGTAGATAAAGATATAGATAGTAAAGGGGGTTTTAAGGGGGAACCTGCGACCGCGGTAAGTCCCGACGCTGTCGCCCCAAGTAGCGCGGACAAGCCGCGTAATGGGACTACCAAACGCACGGCGTTTGTCGTCCCCGCAATCGAAAACGTGAAAGATTATTTTTTGACGATCAACGGAAGCGATACGGATGCGGAATGCTTTTACGACTATTTCACGGCCAACGGCTGGCGAACCGGTAAGAACCCGATAAAAGACTGGAAAGCCGCCGCGCGAAATTGGATGCGCCGCAAATCCGAGTTTAACACCACAACCCAAAAACAAATTAACCATGAGACGCGAAAAACAAATTTCCTATAACCCGGTGCCCATTGAGGTATTGCCGGAATCGCCTGAACTTGAAAAGGCCGTTTTAGGCGCTTTGATTCTCGAACCGGAGTATTTACCCGACGTGGCAGAGATCGTCGAAATTTCGGCATTCCACAATGCAGATAACGGCAAAATCTACGGCGTGATGCTCTCAATGCTGGAGCGTGGCGATAAAATAGACCTATACACGCTCGCAGATCGTCCGGAACTGAAAGGCCGGGAGATGACCCGCTACCTGGCAGGACTGACCAGCGCAGTAGATTCAGGCGTTAATGTGCTGGACCACGCTAGACAACTCGCAAACACCGAAACCCGGCGGCGTTTATGCCTTTTCGGCTACGAACTCGCGGCACGCGCTGTGTCGGATCCCGACGGCGTTGTGGATTGGGCTACATCGGAAATAACCGCGATAGCTGACCGGGCTGTGCGTTCGAATGACATCACGCCATTGTCGGATGTCGTGCGGGCCACCCTCGACGATTTGGAACGACGACAGCAGGCCCGACAGGCGGGCGAGTGCATCGGTATTCCTACGGGCTTACAACGGCTTGACGCGCTGACGGGCGGTTGGCGAGGCGGGCAGCTTATCGTGTTGGCCGGCCGTCCCGGGATGGGCAAAAGTGCCGCAATGCTACATTTTGCCCGTGCCGCCGCCGTCGCAGGGGTCCCGGTGTGCGTATTCTCTGCGGAAATGCCAAATACCCAGCTGGCCGGGCGTATGCTGGTCGGAGGCTCAGGCGTTAACTCCGGATCGTTCCGGGTAGGGAGCGTTGACGCGGACGGCTGGCACGAACTCGAAAAGGCCGCCGCGGACCTTTCGGCGATGCCGATTTACCTCAACGATAGGGCCAACATCACAATGGGGGCTATTCGCTCGCAATGCAAGGCAATGGCCCGCCGGGGTAGGTGCGGGATGGTCATTATCGACTATCTGCAACTGCTCGACACGGCAAGCCGGAACACGAACAGCACCCGCGAGCGGGAGATCGCCGCCGCCAGCCGTTCGGCAAAACTGCTCGCAAAAGAACTTGATGCCCCGGTTCTACTATTGTCGCAGTTGTCGCGAAAGGTTGAGGAAAGATCGGACAAAACGCCGATGCTTTCGGACCTCCGGGAATCGGGAGCCATCGAGCAGGACGCCGATATGGTGTTGTTCCTCGACCGTCCGGCGGTGTACGGTGTCGAAACCATCGAGGCGGGCAGGTACGGGGCTATTCCCTCCGAGGGTGTCGGGCTGCTGCATATTGCCAAGAACCGGGAAGGTGCGACGGGATGCGTGATTTTCCTACATAACGAGAGCCTGACCCGTATATCCGACTACGACAGTCCCGCGACAGACGTAATCGTGGACGCTGGGCCGTTCTAAACCCTTTGCGATTTAAGCGCATGAAAAATACCCAAGTGGAACAAGTACCCGCACACGGTTAAATAATCGAAAATTCAGAAACATTATATGAAAAAACAGCTATTGTGCCCGCCATTGCGGGACGAGTTTACCAAATTCGGCGACAGATTCGAGAAAATCGCCCATAACAAGATCAACGGAATGTACTGCTACAAGCGCATGACCTCCGACGGGCTGACCTATTACGAGGTGTTCAAAGCCGCCAAAGCAAAAGACGAGAACGGTAACGCCTACGAACGCTATCCAAGCACAGCGCAATTCGGTTTCGGCACAGCTCTTTGCTTTCGGGGTGATGAACGACACACAGCCGACAAAATCGCCTTCTATATGGCAAACGGATTCGAGGCGGGGAGGTTCCGTGTCTGATACCCAGCCGTTGAAATAAGCATATCACAAACGCCCTAATGTGGCAGAAACGAGTAAAATAAATAAGCATTTTTAACTTGTTAAACACGCATAATTATGACACAGACCAAGAAAAAGACGGCATTTGTGCCGTGCAAATCATTCAAGCATGACGGTGCAACCCTTACGGTCGGAGTTGCCGAAGTGACCGTAAATCGCCAACCCAATCCTTCTGAGGTGTATTTTCTTGTTGAATACGGCGGTGATGAGGATACACCCGAGGCGGTCGTTACTTTCACGCCGGACAAGGCGGTAGAGATCGCCGAGGCTCTGTTGGGGTTTGCAAGGCTGGTCAAAAAACAGAATAGACAGGTATAAATCCCGCCTATCCTCGAAAGCAAGGGCCGTAAACTGTTCCCCCACATTTTGGTTCTCAACACGCCAAAGGTACTAAAAAACGGGGAAATGAGCAGAGCAAGACCTAAAGAAAAACGAAGAGGTGGGCAGCGGGATGATCGCACGCTGACAGTAGGATTGAATAAGAAAGAACTTGTAGAGTTGCTGGAGCGTACCCGCCGTAAGTGCGAGGAGTACGAACGCAGACAGAGATTCGCAATAAAAGATAAACTATTGAATATTAAAATGTTATGAAAAAAGAAACCAAAATCTACACGGAGTATTGCATCCGGAATCAAATCGCCGCCGGAGGGTCCGGCGACTGGCAGATTCGTTTGGGGGAATACATCGTATCATTGCAATACGTGGATTGCCCCGGCGATGGCTTCTTGGGCCGTCTTGCGTCTTTGGCGGGGCGTGTCCCGCAGCGTTTAGTCGCCGTTGTATATCAGAGAAATCGAGACGGCCAGATCAACGCCATCCGGCAAATATCGGTTCCAGCAAAGGGCGCAAGCATTACTACTGACAATGCGACGGTTTTGAAACTGTTCGGGCATGACGGACGGTTCAGTGGTTTTGAGGTCTCCCAATCGAAAGGTCCTTATTTTTTGGGTGGCAAATGGGGCCGTATATCCGCCTCTCAGCCGATCCGATCGGACGAGCATAGGCGGGGAATAACCCGGGACACGGAGCGCTGGATCAGCATGAAATAATTATTGACTATTTAATCCATATAGAGAAGTATGGCACAGGATTCCATTCACAAGATCATCACAATCGAGATCGAATACTCGAAACTTATCAAAAGTTGGGCTGAAGCGCAAAAGGTAATAGATGAGACCCGGCAGTCTATTAAGAACCTCAAGAAAGAGGATGCAGATTATTACGAGAAGATGGCCCGGTATAAAGCCGTAATTCGGGAAAATACCGATGCGCAGCGTCAATACATGAAGCAGATCAACGAACAGGTCAAGAAGGATGCGCAGCTTGATGGCTCCGTTAATAAACTCCGGAACGATATTTCGAAGTTGACGAAAGAGTATTATGCACTCTCCGAAGCTGACCGCAAATCGGCAAAAGGAATGAAGATGGCCGAACAAGTCCGCAATATGCAAACGGAGGTGAACAAGGCCGAGCAGGATTTGCTGAATTTCCGGTCCAATGTCGGCAATTATGCAAGTGCGCTTAGTCCGCTTTCTTTCCAGGTGCAACAAGTGGCCCGGGAACTTCCGTCGCTCACGATGTCCGCCCAGCAATTTTTTCTGGCGATTTCCAACAACCTGCCGATGCTTGCCGATGAACTGAAGCGAGCTTCGGCCAATAATAAAGCGTTGCGAGCCGAAGGGAAAATGACGATCCCGGTGTTCCGGCAGGTTATTTCGTCCATCTTTTCCTGGCAGACGGCTTTGGTCGTGGGCATTACCCTGCTGACAGCCTTCGGCAAGGAGATCGGAACGTGGGTAAAGGGATTGTTTAGCGCAGGTGATGCGTTGTCGGATGTTGCTCAATATACGCAAGACCTCAACCGGGCCATTGAAAACAGCCGATCAGAGTTGAAGCGGGAGTTTGACGCCCTCCGTGAGGCAAAAAAGGGTACAGCCGAATATGCCGCTGCCCGCAAAGTCATAGAGGATAAATACGGGGACTATCTTTCCAACCAAAAGGAGGAGATACGGAATTTGGAGGACCAAAAGGCGGCTTATGATGCCCTTGCAGGCAGTATTACGGCGGCCGCTATTGCTAAGGGTTTGGAGGAATCCAATGCCAATGCCTCCGAAGAATACGGTAAAACGATGGACAAAGCCTTCGAAGGCGTGCAGGATAAGTTTATTAAAAAATTCGGCCGGGAGGCCGGGATCGCTTATTTTACCGAGTTTCGTGCCGGGTTAAATAGTGAAATTCCGGAATTGAAAGAGCGTGCGCAGGAAATATACCGGATGTTCGATGAGAACACCACAAAAACTCGGACGACTATGGCCGGGAACCGTCCGGTCGTGAGTGAATATGTAGAGGTTTCCAATGAACTGGAAAGCACTCTGAATAAAGTGCGAGATGCTACGGATCAGTATAACGAAACCCTTTCTGCAAACAAAATAGCGATGAAAACATTGATGGATATGTACAAGATCAGTGCAGATGACATCAATGGGCAAGGGGAGGCCATCAAGGATTTAATCAAGCGAAAGGAACAAGAACTTGCCGATATAAACAAGGAGATCGCAACCACGGAGGACGAAATCATTTCACGGAATAAAAGGGTCGAAGCTGTTGAGAATGAGATCAAACGCTTAAAAGAACTTGGACGAACGAATGAGAAAGCGCAAGAGGCTGCTAATAAAATAGCACGACAAGCCGCCAAGACACAGCTCGATTTAGAGAAGCAATTATTAAAATCCATTCTTGAACTCAGACAAGCGAGCCTTGAAAAAGACCTGGAACTTTCCCGGCTTCGCTTTTCGTGGGAACGTCAGGAGTTGGAAAACAAACTCAAATACGACAAAACGCTGACTGCGGAATCCCGGGAAGCTATAAACCAGCTGATCCTGAATATGGAGGAGCGCAGGTATAAGGAGGAATCCGAAATACGCCAGCGTTGGAGCGATAAGGAATTCGAGGAAGAAGCCCGCAATGCGGAGAACAGGATCAAAATGCGGTTTAATGCACAAAATAAATTGCAGACTATCCGCCAAAAAGAAGCACAGTTATCTAATTATGACATTCTACACACATCCGATCCGAACAAGGATATTGAGAAAAATGCCGCCAAGATGAATATTGCGCAGCAACAAATGGATGCTGCACAAAATAAACTTTCCGAAATACAATCAATGAGTGAGGAAACATATACGGCTCTCTATGGCGGTGTTTTGGAATGGCGTAATGCTGAACTTGACGCACAAAAGGCCGTTGCAGAAGCCAAACAGCAGGTCAACGACATACAACTGCAAGGTATTGAGTTGCAAGAAAAAGAAACGCAGATGTCTATTCAAAGCGCACAGCAGATGGTCGGTGCGTTGGAAGAACTTGCCGAAGCCGCCGGGGCTGATGCGGGGGTTGTCGCAATGTTGGCAATCGCCGAATCGGCCGCTGCGATGGGAACGGCGTTACACAAAGCATTTTCATCTTCCGCTACCGTTTGGGATGGTATTGCCGGGGCGGTAGCTGCAATTGCGACCATTACGACCATAATAACGCAAATTAAATCGCTCAACAGTTCCGCAGAAGAAGAAAGAAGTAAATACCGATACGCCTCCGGCGGCCTTGTCACGGGCCCGGGCACCGGAACTTCGGACAGCATCCCCGCAATGTTATCCAACGGCGAAGCTGTGATGACCGCCCAGGCTGTCAACGACTGGGGCGCAATGCTCTCGGCCATGAACGTGGCAAGCGGCGGAAACGCCATCCAAGTATCGAATCTTCCCCAGCGCAACGACGGCATGAAGGGGATGGAGCGCATGATGGAACGGGCCCTGATGAATATGCCGGCGCCCATTGTTTCGGTGGTTGACATCAACAAAGGGCAGAAGCGGGTCAAGGTTCAAAACAGCCTCGGAAAATTAGGTCGAAAAAAATACGAATAATAACATGAATACCCCTAATAAGAAAGTGGGCCGCCCTCGTGCATATACCCCAGAAGCTCTTGAAGCCAAGTTCGAAGAGTATGTCGAATGGGTGAAAGCGAATCCGGTTTACATCAACAAGGTTTCAGCAGGGGAAATAATTCCCGTTCCAACACAGCGTCCCCTGACATTAGTGGGATTCTGCCAATTTGCAAAGATCAGCAAAGACACATTCCGCCGATACGAAGATGAGTTTTGCGACCTCCTTACGCACGTGCGAGTGGCTATCGAGGCGGACCAGTTGGAGGGCGCATTATGTGGGCAGTACGATTCGGGAATCGTTGCCCGTGTCCTTCATCTTGCCGACCGCCAGGATGTGACAACCAACGGCAAGGCGATAACGGCCGCAACACAGCCTATTTCCGTGGTCCTCGATACCGAAGCTGCCAAGATCATCCAGTCCATCGGCAAAATGACAGTAGCAGTAAAGGAATGACGGGGCACGCTGCGTGTGATGATGCACGCCACCGAATAACGACGAAATGACGAGAGCCGGGATAATTCTCGGCTCTCTTGGTTTTATAGGCGTATTTGTCTGCTATTTGAAATTAAAAATAATGTAGCCGAATTTCGATAAATAGTTTTAGGTGCTTTATCTGTGCATTGTTTCAGCGATGTCAATGTATCAACTTGATAACATCTATCCCGGAGTGTATTTTTAGAATGGGTTCTGGAATGTTTTTGTTTATGGCTTTATAATATAATAAGCATTCATTTTTCCATTTTTCTATATCGCAATTTGTTATCCCGTTTGTAGCAATATCTTTTCTTATATTGCTTAAAAAAATGGAGACTATGATTTCTTGGGCTTTGTTGGTATCACCCAACAAAATATATTTTCGAAGTAACCAAAGAATTTCCTCTTGATCGTTGCTACTAATTTGTTTATTTTCTTTGATTAAATGAACATCGTTTGTCATTCTCCATAGTTTGAAGAATAAGACAATTTGCAGTATAGCGAATATTAAAATGATAACCCCGAAAATAAACGTGATAAGGTTCATGCCGATTAAATTTTAGAATGTGATGAAGTAATTATCTATTTTTGCTACATACGCTTTACCCCTCGTATCCCTCGTAATAGTACGACTGTTCGATACCTTTGAAAATAACCTCCCGATCATCCGTGCGGTCGGTTAATGCCTGGCTGAGCAGCGCGCGTAATTCAAGGTCATTTATTGGACTGCGTTCCATCGCCTGAAGGTATAAATCTTTGTCTACCTTCTGCCAGTCCACAACTCGCCGGAGACGCTTTTTCAGCATCATATCGAGCCATATCCGGGTGGCCCGACCGTTGCCCTCCATGAACGGGTGTGCGATGTTCATTTCGACATATTTTGCGATGATCTCCTCGAAGGTCGTTTCCGGCATCTGCTCGATCACCGGGAGGATCGCACCCAGATAAAGGCAATTTGCAAAGCGAAAGCCACCCTTTGCAATGTTCAGCGTCCGAATCTTTCCGGCGAAGTCGTACAACCCACCGAATAGATAGCGGTGAATCTCACAAAGTCCGGCCACGGTTCCGACCTCTATGCGGTCGATGTCCCCCGATTTGAAAAGGGCGTGCGCCTGTTCGAGGCTTTGGGCGTCTATTTGGTCTGTTTTCTTTCCCATATTATTCTCTTTCCTTTACCTCCAGCACCGTCCCGCATTTCGGGCAGGTGATTGTGTTTGTCGGTTGAGGGGCAAAAAGTTCCGGAACCGATACACCGAGGGCGGTGGCTATTCGCTCTAACAAATCCAGCGACGGCGATGTTTTGCCATTGGCAATATTTGACATATTGGGCTGGGTGATCCCTACCAGTTCGGCGAGTTTGGTAATAGATACCCCTTGCGCCTTGCTTACTTCCTTTACTCTCAATATCATAGCGGTTGCGATTAGTTTTATATCCTATACAAATATAGGAATTATTTTCTATTTCGATATAAAAATGTGAAAATATTCTGAATAAAGATATAAAATATTTGGTATTTATATTTTAATACAGTATATTTGCATTGTGATAATAACATAAAACGATATAATTACCATGAAAGCAACCTACAACAAATCGAAGATCATGAAGAACGCCTGGTATCTGAAACGTGCCAACGCCTCGATGTCGTTCTCGACCTGCCTGCGCAAGGCTTGGCGCAACGAGAAAATGGCGGTGATGACGGCGATAATCGAAAACCGCCCGATGGAGGAGCCGAAACGCCCCGTCCTCGATCCGCTCCCGCTGATAATCCCGGCCGACTACTACGGCAACAGCAGAACGTATTACGGAGATTAACGGCAACGATATGAACGAACAATTAACCCGGTCCGACATTCGGACGATGGCCCGCAAGGCGGCCGATTACATCACCTTCAACTGCGACGGCGCAAGCGAAGGTTTCGAAATTACCCACAAGGGGTACACGGTATTCGTTGACTATACGGCCCGGCTGTGTAACGACGAACTGGCCGAATTTACAGAAGTCCCCGCCGTATGGGACCGGGCGGGCCGGGAGTGTCCGGAGATCGCCGAAGCCTTGCAATTAATGTTGAACTAACCAATTAAAACTATAAAATCATGACTATCGAAGATTTGAAAAACGTAAAATTAAGCCCGATGACCGCCGGATACCTGGCTATCTATATCAAATTATCGGACCTCTGCGGCGAGGCGGCGGAAGTTACCGAAATGGATTACTGCGGCTCGGCGGTCAATGAGGTGAACAGTGAATTTGACAGCGCATTAGGCAAAGCGCAAGACGAGGTAATGAAGTTGGCCGTGATGTCCATGACGGAAAATTTATGTACGTTGTCCAACAATACCGAACTATGATCTACGAACTGACATACGGCGGCTATCGGTTGGGGACATTCCCCACCGAGGCCGAGGCTGTCCGCCGGGCAGGGTATCTTCCGAAGGGGCGCTATACCGTCCGGGAATGGGAAAAGGATGGCGAATTTTCGACGTTCGACCCTTCGATGAATAAATGCTACTGTTTCACCAATAAATAAAATTTTAACGCTATGGACTACAACAGACAGACAATTGCAAACGAAATCGCCAGCTTCAAATACACGATGAAGCAAACAAACGACGATATATCCCCCGCCGAAATAATTGACGGGCTTATGCAGTGGGTAGAGCAATACACAAACGTGCTGCACGAAATATCCGTCGCCGAGACCCTCGACGATTTGAAAGAGTTGAAACAAAACGCAGCGTGCCCCGACATCCGCCCCGATGTTGCGATATGGGCGTTGCGCAGGATTGTGCGGGTAATAATGGCTGCGGATTGTTTGTATCAGCGCCTATGCCGGGAATCTTGA